TGTATTAAAAAAGTTTGAAAAAGATACCACTGCAGTAGTTTATGTTTTTGGTGCAAAAGATGCAGATAGATTAAAGGGTGGAACAAAAAAAGGTGGTGGAAAAACTTATTATCAAGATTATAAAAAGAATAAAAATAATATGGAACCTGCTTGGAAACATGGATATATATTAACAGCTCCACACATTTCTATAAAAGCTGGTGGGATGGAAGTAAGTGGTACTGCTATGAGACAGTTACTTGGTTCACCTAAATATGCAGACGATAGGGAACGGAGATTTAAAAAATTCTTTGGTTATTTTGATAAAGGTGTGTTTTCAATGATGGTTAATAAGTTTAAAAAGTTATTTGAAGATAAGAATATTTTAAATAGAATAGATATAAGTAAAGAACTTAATTTAATTATAGAAGGTGGAGCATATGGTCATATGAGTCATCCTTTTGATGATAAAAATTTGACTTTTAAAGATTTGAAAAATATTATAGAAATGGGTCTAGGTGGACAACTTAGTAGAGAGGATAATGTTTCAGAAAAGTTAGATGGACAGAATTTAATGATTTCTTGGAGAGATGGAAACCTTATAGCAGCAAGAAGTAAAAGTCAACTTAAAAATGCAGGTAAAACTGCATTAAATACTAATGGAATAATATCAAAGTTTAGTGGTAGAGGAGATATAGCTGATGCATTTGGGTTTGCTATGACAGATTTGGAAAAGGCTATAGGTAAATTATCTGATAAACAACGTGATAAGATTTTTATGCAAGGTAAAGCGTTTATGAACTTAGAGGTTATGTGGCCTAAGTCAGCAAATGTTATAAATTATGATAAGGCTGAAATAGTTTTTCATGGGGCATTAGAATATGATGATAGTGGTACTGTAGTTGGTGAAGTAAAAGGTAGTGGTAGAATACTTCAAGGAATGATACAACAAGTTAATCAACATATACAGAAACATTATAAGATAGGAAAGCCAGTATTTTTAGAAGTACCTAAAAATCAGGACTTTGGAACAAAGAAAAAGGGTTTTATTGGTAGATTAACTAAATTACAGAAACATTTTGCTTTAAAAGATACAGATACATTATCTATGTATCATCAATCATTTTGGGAAGAGTTTATTTTTAATGCAGCAAAACAAATTGGTTATAAAATTCCTATCAAAGTATTAAAGGGGTTAGTAAAACGATGGGCATTCTTTGATAAAAAATATGGTGTTAGAAATATGAAGAAAGATATTAAAAATGAAGATTTTCTTGATTGGGCATTATCTACAGATAAAAAAGATCATTCAAAAATGGTTAAGGAAAATATTAAACCATTTGAAATTTTATTTTTTGAAGTGGGAGCAGAAATATTAAAAAATATTACTGGATATATGGCAGCAAATCCAGATGAAGCAATTCAAAAGGTCAGGAAGAGTGTTAAAAAAGCTATTTCTGATGTTAGAAGAGGTGGAGATGTAAAGAAACTTGGTACTTTGAAAGCACAATTGGATAAACTGAATGCGATAGGAGGACTGGACGCTGTTGTGCCGAGTGAAGGAATAGTATTTAAATATAAAGGAAATACTTATAAATTCACTGGTGCATTTGCACCGATTAATCAAATAACAGGTCTAATAGACTTTTAATCGGAGAAATAAAATGAATAATCCTTTAAACGGCCTATACCGATGGCAAATAGAAACTGGTCAATTAGATGGATGGACCTCTTATCATTTAGCAGCAGGTTTATTTATAGCCAAAGTAGCTCAATGGTTAGGGGCATCTGATTTATGGGCAGTCCTTTGGGTACTAATAATTGGAATTGCATGGGAAGTCTTTGAGTGGTTTGTCGAAGGTGATGCTGAAACTTATGGTACTAAAGAGAAATGGGCATATAACACAGGCGCTGATATTTTTGTAGAAACAGCAGCCGCAGCTTGGATGGTATGGTAATATAAATGGCAGGATATAGTAAAGAATCAGAAAGACAGAATAATGCATTAAAATCAATTTTGAGGGGTGAGACTCCTGAAAAGAAAATTATTGTTGCTGTAGAAGATAAAGAATTTAAAGAAAAGATGAAATTGGAGCGGGAAGAAGAACGGAAGAAGTCAGCTGAACGATTTGATTCACTTAAAGAGTTTAGAATGCCTTGGTTCTGTCCAAGATGTAATAAGGCAATGAAGAAAAAACTAGATAATAAGTTTTGGAGAATACAAGGTGTGTGTTTTGATTGTATTATAGATATGGAAAATGATCTTCGAATTAATGGAAAGTATGAATCATATGAAAAAAGAAAAATGTTAGAAAATAGACTTTCTTGGGTAAAAGATATGATACAAGGAATAGAAGAGTGGAGAAATGAAGGAGACGTTAAATTTTATAATCAAAATAGACCTGATGGATATTCGGTAGATGAAGAGACATGGGAACAAGATTCAGATCATGTAAATGCACTTGCAGATGAAGCTATGTCTGAAATGAATAAGATAAAATCTGAAGTAGAAGCAGAATTGTCTAAATATATATAACTTATATTTATAGTAGGAGATATTATGGATTGGTTAAAGAAATTAATAGCAAGTATTTTAGCTATGTTTGGTATAAGTGCAGCATTATCTGCCCGCAAGTCAGATGAAGTTAAAAAACTAAAAAAAGTAATTAAAGATAATAAAAAGCAAGAAAAACAGATTGTAAGTACTATTAAAGATCTTGAAAAAAGTAAAAAAGGTGGTAAAAGAACTATTTCTACTTTAAAAAGACAATTAAAGAGTGTACAAACTGATAGAAAAAAGGCAGAAACGGTAGCTGATAAAGGTGATGTTGATGAGGCAGTGGACTTTCTCAAAAAATTTGCTGGGAGTTAGTATGAAAAGGTTAATAATTATATTACTCTTAATTTGTGCACCGATATTTGGACAGAATTCATTGACAGATGAACAAATTCTTCAAATTCAGGTAAAGGTAGAAAAAATACAGAAAGAAAATGAAATTTTGAATAAATTAGTATCAGAATATCAGAAAGAATCAGAAAATGATTCTCTTTTGTTAGTGAAAAAGGATGAACAGATTAAAATATTACAAGAACGTAGTGATTTATTAGAAGATCAAGTTAAACTTACTAAACCAAAGTGGTTTGAAAATAAATATGCGTGGTATGGATATGGAGTTTTTACTGTAGTTGGTAATATTTGGCTTTATGATAAGGTGAAAAATTAATGGATGATAAGCAATTAAAAAACGTAATTAAAAAAGAATATGTAAAGTGTGCTAAAGACCCAGTTTACTTCTTGAGAAAATATTGCGTAATTCAACACCCAATGAAGGGTAAGATTCCGTTTTCTTTGTATAATTTTCAAGAAAACACATTAGAAGATTTAGTACAACATGATTATAATATTATTTTGAAAGCTCGTCAGTTAGGTATATCAACACTTACTGCAGGATATGCATTATGGATGATGACTTTTCAGAGTGATAAGAATATATTGGTTATTGCTACAAAGCAAGATACTGCAAAGAATTTAGTAACAAAAGTAAGAGTTATGCATGCTAATTTACCATCTTGGTTAAAACCTAAATGTGTTGAAGATAATAAGTTATCTTTAAGGTATGCAAATGGGTCTCAAGTTAAGGCAATTTCAAGTGGTGAAGATAGTGGTAGGTCAGAAGCACTATCGTTATTAATTTTAGATGAGGCAGCATTTATTCCTAAGATTGAAGAGATATGGGCAGCTGCACAACAGACATTAGCAACTGGTGGTCAATGTTTAGTTCTATCTACACCAAATGGTGTTGGTAATTGGTTTCATAAGACTTGGGTTGCTGCTGAAGAAGGTACTAGTGAATTTAATTTTATAAAATTACATTGGTCATTACATCCAGATAGAAATCAAGAGTGGAGAGATGAACAAAATAAATTACTCGGTCCTTCAATAGCTGCTCAGGAATGTGATTGTGATTTTATCACTTCAGGACAGACAGTAATTGATGGTATCATATTAGAAGAATATTCCAATACTCAAGTAGAAGAACCTATGGAAAAAAGAGGAGTAGATTCTAATTATTGGATATGGAAACCACCTAATTATACTAAAGATTATTTAGTATGTGCAGATGTTAGTAGGGGAGATGCAACAGATTATTCTGCATTTCATGTAATTGATATTGATAATTTAGAACAAGTAGCAGAATATAGAGGTAAAATATCAACACGAGACTTTGGAAATTTATGTGTTAATACGGCTACTGAATATAATGATGCATTATTAGTTATTGAGAATGCATCAATTGGTTGGGCAGCAATACAACAGGCAATTGATAGAGATTATAGTAATTTATTTTATATGAGTAAAGATTTACAGTATGTAGATGTACATAATCAATATAGTAATAAAATTAATAATATGGAAAGAAAAATGGTACCTGGTTTTAGTATGACTGCTAAGACAAGACCGTTAATTATTGCAAAATTAGAAGAATATTTTAGAGAAAAGACAATAAAAGTGAAATCTCAGCGATTAATTGATGAGTTGTTTGTATTTATATATAACAATCAACGGGCTGAAGCGATGAAGGGATATAATGATGATCTTGTACTTAGTTTATGTATTGGATTATGGGTTAGAGATACAGCATTACGGTTGAGAGCTGAAGGTATAGCTTTACAGAAAAATGCATTGAATCATGTTGGAAAAGCAGAACCAATTTATATTCCAAATGAAGGTGAGAATGATTCTTGGGCTTGGGAGCCGGGTCCAGATAAAAAAAGAGAAGATTTAACTTGGTTAATTAAATAAAGAGGTAAAAAATGGCTGAAACAAATATGTTTAGCAGATTAAAGAGATTATTTTCAACTAACGTTATTGTTAGAAACGTTGGTGGAAAATCTTTAAAAATATCAGATACTAATAAAGTACAGGCTGTAGCGAGAAGGTATTTAACAGATAGATTTACTCGTTTATATTCTAATATGGGTTATGGTAGTTCTTTAATGGCGGACTCACAGTTTAAACAAACACAAAGACTTGGTTTGTTTAAGGATTATGAAGCAATGGATGCTGATCCTATAATTGCATCTGCCTTAGATGTATATGCAGATGAATCAACAATGAAATCTGAATATGGTACAGTATTAGGTATTAATACGAACAATCCACAAATTCACGATATTTTACATAATCTTTTTTATGATATATTGAACATAGAATTTAATTTATGGCCGTGGGTTCGTAATCTATGTAAGTATGGTGATTTTTTCACTCATCTTGAAGTTGCAGATAAGTATGGAATTGTTAATATAATTCCTTTATCTGCATATGATGTTCTTAGAGTAGAGGGAGAAGATCCAGAGAATCCACATTATGTTAAATTTGTATTAGAGGCTGCAGAATCACTTCATAGTGGAGCTCAAGCTGCGGGAAAGGATTTTGAAAATTATGAGATAGCACATTTCAGATTACTTTCAGATTCTAATTTTTTACCTTATGGTAAATCTATGTTAGAGGGAGCAAGAAAGGTATGGAAACAACTTTCATTGATGGAAGATGCTATGTTAATTCATAGAGTTATGAGAGCACCTGAAAAACGTATTTTTAATATAGATATAGGTAATATACCACCAGCTGAAGTTGACAATTATATGCAACGAATCATTAATAAAATGAAGAAAGCACCAATTGTAGATACGGATACAGGCGATTACAATTTAAAATATAATATTCAGAATTTGACTGAAGATTTCTTTATGCCAGTTCGTGGTGGTGATAGTGGAACGAGTATTGATACTTTAAGTGGAATGGAATATAATGCTATAGATGATATTGATTATTTAAGAAATAAATTAATGGCATCTCTTAGAATTCCAAAAGCATTTCTTGGTTATGAGGAAGAAGTAGGTTCTAAAGCAACACTTGCAGCAGAAGATGTAAGGTTTGCAAGAACGATTGAAAGAATACAGAGAATTGTAGTTAGTGAATTGACTAAGATAGCTATTGTACATTTATATGCACAAGGTTATCAAGATGCAGATTTAGTTGATTTTGATTTAGCACTTACAAATCCATCTACAATCTATGAACAAGAAAAAATTGAATTATGGGCTAATAAAGTAACTTTAGCAAATGATATGAAGGATAATATGTTAATGCCAACGGAATGGATTTATGATAATATATTTAATCTTTCAAAGGAAGAAAAGATGAACGTAAGGCTAGGAGTTATCAGAGATCAAAAACGTAAGTTTAGATATGACCAAATTGAATCGGAAGGTAATGATCCAGTACAAAGTGGTGAAGCAATTGGTACTCCTGTTGATCTAGCATCTATACCTATACAAGCTGCACAAGTTACGGCAGGCGCTGGACGTACAGGTAGAGAATTAGAAATGGATATGCCAGAAGATGGTTGGCCTGACGCTGGAAGACCAAAGGAAGGTCCAAAATATGGTAAAGATGGTAGTGCACGAGGTAGAGATCCATTAGGTGCACATGATAAGAAGAAAGGTGGAAGTGGAAGTCCTAAATATGGTATGGCTTTAGCGCACTTTGACGCTCTTAAAAAGAGTTTAGGTGGTGGAGTTTCTTCAGAAGATAAGAAAATATTATCAGAAACCTTAGATGTTGAGAAGGAATATAATGAAGAGGTATTAAAGGAAGATAACGGTGGTATGGATGAATAATTTAAGTCTGATATATTTATAGATGAGTAACTATAATTAAAAATAGATGGAGTAAGTATATGGCTCGACAAGTGAAACATTCGAAAATAAAAAATACAGGTATTTTATTTGAACTTTTAACAAGACAGATAACTGCTGATATTTTAAACGATAAAACATCCAAATCAGTTGGTATATTGAAGAAGTATTTCAATGAAAAGACCCAACTTGGTAAGGAAAAACAACTATATGAAGTTTTGGTAAGCCAAAATTATAGTTCAGAAACAAAAGCTAACTATTTAATTGATGCCGTTGTTAGTAATAGAAAAAAACTTAGTAATGCTAAGTTAAAAAGAGAAAAATATAATTTAATTAAAGAAATTAGAGATACTTATAAGGTTGATGATTTTTTTAGCGCTAGAATTCCAAATTATAAATTACATGCATCAATATATAGATTATTTTTAACTGAATCACATCCAACTGTTTTTAATCCTGCAGCTAAAATAGATGATAGGTATACTATAGTTGAGCATCTTACATCTAAAGTTGTAAAACGGGTAGATAGTTCTGATAAGAAAATTGCTCAATTTAGAAAACAGGATAAAGACTTACGTTTACTATCTTATGAAATTTTAGTTGAAAGATTTAATACTAAGTATAGTAATTTAAGTGCAGCTCAAAGAAATTTATTAAAAGAATATATAAATAATGTCTCAAATACAAATTCACTTAAAGAATTTGTTGAAAGTGAAAGTACTAAAATCAAGAAACAGTTAAAGAGTTTTTTACCTAAAATTAAAAATAAAATTACAAAAATAAAACTCCAAGAAGCTATAAATCAATTAGATAGTGTTCATAAAGGGAGATTGGTAAAAGATAAGCAAGTGGTTTCATTGATGAGATATTATGAACTCATTAAGGAGCTGACTCATGTCTGTAAAACTTAATATTTTACGAAAGTTAGTAAGGGAGCTTATAAAAAGAGAGATTGAAGAAGCTACAATGACAGGTAACATTGATGGTGGCGCTGGTCCTCCCAAAACTCCCAAAGCATTTAAAAAGAAGAAAAAAGGTCAAGATGAAAGTGGATTTCAAGATGGACATATTGATCCTACTGTAGCTACAGATTATGAAAAAATAAAAGAAACTGTTACAATTAACGGTAAGAAATATAAACGGTTAAATGAAAATGATCAATCTTGGGCAAAGTATTATAGTTGGCGTAATGATAAGAGTATGACACCGAAGCAAAAAATTGGAATGTCTATGCGTGAAGTTAGAGATAGCTTACAAGAATTAGAAAGAATTGTAAATAGAAGTATAAAATTAAAAAAAGAGTTAAAGGTTGGTACTGATAATTATTGGAAATCAACTCATTCAGCTCTTAGAAGGATACACGAGAGACTAGTTAAGATAACTGGTAAAATTGCTAACCTATATTAATGAAAAATGGGCAGCAAATGGAAAGAGGAGCGATTCTCCATTGCCTCGACGCTTTTGCGTGGAAGCAAATTTAGGAGAAAATGGGTAAAGGATATCTTAAACAACGATAGTGAAGATGTCCATAAGAATAAAATTTTAAAATTTATTGATTCTTGGATTAGACACTTGAATGATTTAAGAGAAGAGATAATAAAGATGAGGAGTTGAACATGAAACAACTTTTAGTAGATTATTTACCATTTGATATAACAGCAAATGCTGTAAATGAATCAATTGCAAAAAATAATGGTAAGTTAATTGTTACTGGAATACTACAAAGGGCAGAAGCTAAGAATCAGAATGGTAGAATCTATCCAAGGGAAACTTTAGTTAGAGAAGCAAAGAAATATTCTGATACTTTTATAAAACAGCGTCGTGCTTTAGGTGAACTTGATCATCCAGAAAGTTCTGTAGTAAATTTACAGAATGCTTCTCATAATATTACTGAAATGGGATGGAGTGGTGATAATTTAATTGGTACAGTTGAAGTATTAGGAACTCCTTCTGGAAATATATTAAAAGAATTATTTAAAGCAGGTATTAAGTTAGGTATATCTTCAAGAGGTCTTGGATCAGTTGAAACTGTAGCAGAAGATGATGGAAAAGGTGATGTTCCTGCACAAGAAGTACAACCAGATTTTGAACTCATAGCATTTGATTTTGTATCCAATCCATCTACACAAGGTGCATTTATGTTTCCAATGAAGGAAAGTGTTAATGAAAAGAGAACTCCTGAACTTTGTGATGTATATTGTAAAACCGAATCAATTATAAGTGATATTATAAGCGGAGTGTAAGTTGATTAGTTTAAAGTCATTACTTAAAAATATGAAAGAGGCAAAAATTACCGCACCTAAGAAGGGTGTGGAAACACCTCTTGATGCAAAGGTTCAAATACCTGGATTTGGAGTGATGACGAGAAAGCAAATGCAGGGTAGTATACAAAGATATATTACTGAAGTCTCAAAATATGTAAAAAAGGGTGATGCAGAAAGTGCTTACGCAGCATTATATAAAAGAGGAGTACTAAAGGGATTTTTAGAAACTGAAATTGCTCATAGTGGGAAGAAAAAATGAATGCATTAGAAAAATTAAGAAATATGATAGTGGAAGAAATGTCTTTTTCTATAAAAGGATTAAGAGAGAGTATTATACAAGCAGTTATTCATAAAATGAATGAAATGTTTAATTCTCCAGAGTATGCAAAAGGAGTTCCACATAAAGATATTAGTGCTATGTTAAAAAGTAAGTCTTGGGTAAAGTTTGCAGGTGGAGCAAAGAATCTAAGGAGTGCATGGAATGAATTTTCAAATTCTGAAACTGGATCTGTAGTTAGAAAGGGAAATAATTGGAAGTTATTGCAAGCAAGAACTTCTAAAGAATTAAAAACTGAAGAAATACAAGATCCACCAATTATTGCTAAGATGAGAGAAATAGTTGATAAAAATCAAGCTAAAAAGATTAAAG